AAATATAGCAGTAACAGATACACTAGAAACATTTAGAACGGAGTTTAACGACTTAGCGGCTAATGATTTTGGTGATATTGCAAATTTAAGTGGTTCTATTAGTTCAACTAATTTAGTTGACGCTATGAATGAAACCATTAGTATTGCTACATCATCTGCTGGTTTTACAATAGAAGATTCATCATCAACTCAACAGATTATTGGTGGTGGTGAAATACTTAGAGTATTTGGTACTTCAAATGAAATTGAAGCAGTTGTAAGTGCAACAGATACCTTGACTATTGGTTTACCTAGTGCAGTTTCTATCACAACCTCTGTTACAGCACCAACAGTTTCAACAGGAAATTTATCATTATCAAATGGTTCTATCACAGACACAAGTGGTACAATATCTTTTGGTGATGAAAATTTAACTACAACTGGTACAGTTACAGCCGCTAATTTTACTAATACAGGTTCAACTTCAACTTTAGGTACTATAGAAATTTCTGGTAATACAATTCGTTCAACAGATTCTACTGAAATTAATATTAATGACGGATTAATTATTCAAGGCACACTAAAAACTAATACAATTAATCCTCGTTCAGGAACAGATGTTGATTTTGGTTCAAATAATTTAACAACAAGTGGTTATTACTATACTTCTAATTCATCAGGTGGTTTTATATTTGAAGGTGCTACAGCAGACGGTTTTGAAACTACACTAGCTGCAACAGACCCTACAGCAGATAGAACAATTACTTTTCCAAATGAGACTGGTACTGTTATCACAACAGGCTCTACAGACGCAATTACTGAATCAATGATGGGAACAGATTCAATTGGTCAAAACGAATTAAAAAGTGTGGTGCAATTAATTATATACAACTCATCAGGTGTTGCATTGAAAACTTTATATGGCGCAGGCGCTTAAAAATGGAGATTTATTATGGCTGTAAGAGCACCCTTATATAACGATAATGGTAATTTAAAAGAAATGTCAACCGCTCTGGTTGACCAAATAGTTCAACAAACAGTTTATCAATATTCATTAAGCCCTAGTGTAAGTTTATCAGTTGTTAGTTCAGGTGGTAGTTTAGGAACAATTACAGATACAAGATTACAGGCAGGTTCTTCATCTTCAAGTGCAACAAGTTACCCTAGTGAAGCCACAACTTCTGAGCCATCAGTTGTTTCTGTAAACTATTCTAAAATAGATTCTTCAAATGCAAGTGTAACGCCGACAGGAGATTCAGGTAAAACATGGCCTGTGTATTATGACGGTACAAGTATCAAAGCAATGAATTTGCAAGATGTAAAAGATACTTTTTTACATCCAGCAATTGATTTGTTGGCTTCAGGTTCTACAGGTACAGACCAAGCAGGCACTTATCATATATCAACATCTTCAAGTGTTGCAGGTTCAACTTTAGTATCAGCAACTCCTGTATTTTCTGATACTGGCGCAAATACAGGTGCTTATACAGCAGGTTCAATACCTGAAACACAAGACCAACCTACTACACTTACAAATTATTATTTACAAAGAATTAACGGTACTGATACATCATTTACTTCACCAGTTTTTATTAGAAGTGATGACCAAATACAAATTTATCCTACAGCTACCTTTCAATCGTTATTACAAGAATGGATTAGATATACGGCTGCCTCATCATCTGACGGTTATTCTATTAGTTATAATATAAATGGTTCAGGTAATAATAGAGGTTCTGGAATGGTTGACCAAAGATTAAATGGTTCAGGTAATTATCAAACAAGATTTGTAAATGCAAACGATTATAGAGCACAGGAATTTCCTAACGGAACATTAACAACAATTAACACATATTTTTTAAAGATAAACAAATCCTAGGTTGCCAATTTAATCTAGGTATTATATAATATACAAATGAATATACTATTAACAGGTAGTGAAGGCTTCATTGGCTCTAACTTAAAAACACACATTGAAAATAATTTTGACTCTAATATACTGTGTTTAGATTTACAGTATGGTGATGATTTACAAACATGTGAATTGCCAGACGATATTGATTTAGTAATTCATTTAGCTGGTCTTTCAGGCGTTAGACAATCACTAGACAATCCTACAAATTATTGGAAACAAAATGTAATTGTAAGTCAAAGAATATTTGACAAATACAAAGATACTAGACTTTTATATGCAAGTTCCAGCACAGCAAAAGAGCCGTGGAGAAATCCATATGCGTTTAGTAAATTTTCAATAGAACAATTAGCACCAGAAAAATCTTTAGGTATGAGATTTACAACTACTTATGGTCCTAATGCAAGAGAACAAATGTTAATACCTAGTTTAATTAGAGATGATGTATCTTATATTAATGTAGACCATAGTCGTGATTTTATCCATGTTGATGACTTGTGTGGTGCAATTATATTAATGATTGATAAAAATGAATATGGTGTGATAGATATAGGCACAGGCGTATCTCACAAATTAGTTGACATAATGTCACACTTTGATATTAATTATGAAAGTAGAATAGGTACAGAAATTGAAAGATTAGATAATAAAGCAGACATTTCCGTCTTGACTAAATATGGATGGCAAGCTAAATATAATTTAATTGATTATATTAATGACGAAAGAATGAAAAGGATTAATTAATGATTACTGAAGAATATCTAAAAAATCATTTGATTACAGCATTCTATATTGATAACGAAAGAAAAAATATAGAAATTCATTGTAGAGATGAAGATGGTACAAAAGTAATACCGACTGTAATTGAACATGATAAAAACCACCCATATTTTCAAGCACTAACAAAGTTCATCTCTGAGGATGAATTACTTGATATAACACATGATAGAAAAAAAGTTGAAAGAAGACACTTTGAAAGACAAGTAGTAAAGATTGCTAAAAAAGAAGGTCTTATATTTGACGCAAAAGATTACCTAGCAAATGTTCAAAAATCACCTGAACAAGTGGCTGTAATCTTAAAATTTTTCTTATCGTATTTTATTGAAGGCAAATTTGACAAAGAAAAAGATAAAGAGTTATTATTTGCATTAAAATTAGAGTTGTTTGAATATGATACAATTAAAAAATCTGACAATAGTAAATATAAATCTCTAATTAGAAAAGCACAATCTCCTTATGAGGTTTTAAAATACGCTGTGGAAATTATTGAGTATGAAAATCAAAAGAAAGACACCAGCCAAGAAACTTAAAAAACTAGATACGGTTGTAAAAGAACCTACTCCAGTTTCTCCAGTTCAAAAAGACAAACCTGATATTGGTAAGATGTTAGACCATGTTATCAAAAAAGAGGGTAAGTTCTTTTGTTCTCAGCCATTTATTCATATGTATATACCGACATACGGTTTAGCACACCCTTGTTGCAATACTACAATGAATGTAAAGAAACATGTATCAGAGATAGGTATTAATGGTGTATGGAATCAACCAGAGTTAGCCAATTTACGAGAAGAAATGGCGAATGGTAATGAAAAAAGAGAAGCTACAATTGCGACATGTTATCGTTGTATAGAAACTGAATACAGAGGTTTTTCTACACCTAGAATTGCATACAACAATGACATGAAAAACGATAAAGAAGAGTTAGCAGAGTTAGATAGATTAGTCAAGTTTGTACAAGATAATCCAGGTGCTGAATATCCTATACCAGACAAAATTCATACAGCACAAATTAAAGTATGGGGTAATTACTGTAATTTAAAATGTTTAATGTGTTCAGCGGAAGATTCTTCTGGAGTAGCCGAAGAGTGGATTGCCTTAGGTGAATATACGCCAGAAAAAATATTAGAGCGTTCAGAAATCCGTTCTGGTTCCGAAATGCCTTTTAAATATCCTTTAATTAGATATACAGATAATAATATAGATGAAGATGAGTTTTGGGAAGTTATAAAGAAAACAAAAAGAATTCAATTAATTGGTGGTGAGACTTGGTTAATTAAACAATATGTACAGATATTAGAGAAGTGTGTAAAAGAAGGTTGGGCAAAAGATAAAAAGATATTTGCATTTTCTAATAACTTTGGCCACCCTAATATGCAATACATTTATGATTTGTTAAAAGAGTTTCAACATGTACACTACAAATGTTCAATGGAATTGTGGGGACCAAAAAATGATTATATTAGATATCCTTCAAAATGGCCTGAAGTTTACAAGAACATAAAATTAATGAGTAGGTTACCAAATGTGGCAATGGGTTTTGCATTTACATTAAACCCTTTAAATGTAGGTTATGTAGATGAAGCTGTAAAGGGTGCTGAAGAGTTTGGTAGAACACCAAGTTTCTTTAATTTAACAAGACCAACATGGTTTACATTAAAAGGTTTACCACCTGATATTAGAGATTTATATTTAGATAGACTATACAAAAACTCTTATGATGTAATTGACAAAATACAAAAACCTTTAGAGTATCTTGAAAATTTAGAGTTTGATGAATTACAAATGCACAGCATGATTTCTAAAATAAAGGCAAAAAATAAATTGAAAGGTGATAATATATTAAAGTATTTTCCCGAATGGACACCATAATTTAAAGAATAATATTAATGAAGTATTACATAGAATAGACTCTGAAATTACT